CCTGAGATAACTGATTTTAGTGAGGGCAATATTTTTATTATTATTATATCTATATTTTCGGCTATAGCAGAAGTTTTGCATTATTATATTGATAATATGGCTAGAGAAACTTTTTTCTATACTGCTAGAAGATATAGCTCATTATATAAGCATGCTAAACTGGTAGATTACCATATAAAAGCAGCAAGCCCAGCTTCTACAGATATTTATATTAATACCTTAGATGGGTCACCTATAAGTGGTTTTGAAAATGGCGGAGTAAAATGGTCGGCTTCAGATAATATAACCTTTACCGATTCAAGTCAAAATAATTGGATATTAGCCAGGGATGTTTTTTGGGAAAATGGTACATATACATTAATATTACCATTAGTACAAAAAGAAAAAGCTAATGGTGGTAATTGGGTAACTGTTGGACAACTCACTGACCCAAACCAGAATATTTATATAGGTGATATAGATAGCAATCAGAAATATGTGGAAGGTTCTATGGTATTAGAAATACAATATAATAACCAAAATGAACCTTGGACTTTGGTAGATACTTTTGCTTATTCAGGACCCAATGATAAGGTATATAAAGTAGAACTAGATAGTCAGTTAAGACCCTATATAGTATTTGGTGATGGTAAATATGGTAAAAAACCGAATTTAAATGGCACTCTTAGAGCTAAATATTGGATAACAATAGGTAGTGATGGCAATGTACCAGAAAATAGTTTTACTACTTTACCTGAACAGATAACTAGTAAAGTACCCAATGCACAAATATCATTTGCAAAAGCTGCTGGTGGTGGCACTGATTATGAAGATTTTGATATGATTAAAAATCATTTACCATTATCAGTAAAATCATTAGGTGTAGCAGTAACAAAGGATGATTATGAATCAGTTATTAGAAATGTACCTGGTGTAGATAAGGCTTATGTAAATTATATTTGTGGTAAACTTATAGAGGCATATATAACCCCTTATGGAAATTCCGAAGCAAGTTCTGATTTAATTGGTAATGTTACATTAGCTATAAATGAGGCAAAAGTAATTTCTGTAGATGTAGAAGTAAAATCTACAAAAGAGGCCACTATATTTATTGATGCTGAGGTTTGGGGCAACAAATCTTATAAATATAATGATATATATAATTCTATTAACCAGGTTTTAATAGATACATATAGTAGGGCTAATGCCTATCCCAATAAACCAATACGATTGTCAGATATATACTCTCTCATAGATAATCTATCAGTAGTTGATTATTTAAAAATCAATTCTCTGGTAGTAATATCTAAGCCAGTTAGTGAGGGTGATAATGGTGATATTATCACCATACCTTATATAAAAATATTATCAGTATCTGCAAACATTGATAAAGAGTATCTTAATTACACCATAAAAATAACTGATGTTGTAGGCATAGCTACAGTTTATAGTGTTACAAATACTGATACTGGTGATTTAGTATCTATAGATACTGGTGGTAATACTATAGAGTTTGGAAAAGTATATACGTTTACTGATAAATCTAGTATCTATGGACTAGAAGTTAAATTTGAGATGTCAGTACAGAGATTAAATGAAAATATTAAATCAGGTTCTGCAACAATTAGCTTCAGTCAAAATGTTAATAAACTTGTAGAAGTATTACCTCAAAATTATAATTTACCAGTATTTAAATCTTCTTCTATAACCTTAAATATCCATGAGCAGGTTTAAAAACTTCAAGCAATATGTATTCAGAAACCTGTTCCCATATTATTACAGGGATTATGATACTTATAAAGACCAGGAAGGTAAAGGTATTCTAGAGAGGTTCATAGAAATTTGTTCAGAGTATTTAGATAATAATATAGTGCCAGATATTGATAATATTCTAGATATTATTGATATTGATAAATGCCAAGAGTTATATCTAAATTATATCTGGGAATTTCTCGGGGAACCTCCTTATGCCAATGCCTATGAAAATAATACTTTTCCAAACCCACCATCTAGAGAGGTATTAAAATATGCCATATCTTTATATAAAATCAGGGGAACTGATTTATTTTATAAAGTATTGGGTAGGCTATATGATACCAATATAACTATAGAAGTACAACCAGGTAAAGATGATAAAAAACCTGATTCTGATGGTATAGTAAGGGATAGGCTTTATTATAAGGGTGAAGGTGACAATAACCAAATACTTATATGGTATGGGCAATATTTAACTTACCCATACGGTAAATGCGGTGGTTGTGTGCATGTTAAAATAAGTTTTGATTTACCTTATGATGCTATCATAGGGTATATGGAAAAATATGGTTGGGTATATAATAATGGTAAATTATATACTGATAGTACAATGAAAGAAACAGTATCATCAGATACATTAAGCAAACTACCAGAAGCCCAATATATGTTGAAGGTAATAAAAAAATATTTACCTGTAAATATAAGTACCAAAAAATTGAGTAGTTCTGGGGAAGAACTCGATGAAGATAATATAGAGGTCACAGTATGGGTACCTCAATTATTTATCTCTTCCCCTCCCAATATACCAAGAAATTATTCTTATGGTGAAATAACTATACCAAATTTGTAATACTATGTTGAATACTGTATTGATGATTCTTTTACAAGAAATAAATAGCCAAGATTTAGATAAAGTAGTAAGCCAGTTAACCAAATCATCAGTGGATTTAGCTGAAGCTACATATAATTTTGGAGCTTTAAGAGTAGCTTTTGGTATATTTGCTATATTTACAATCTTAATATTGTTATTATTTATATATCAGATAGTAAGTTTAAACAGTAAAATTATTACTATACATAATGCAGCTACTAAAACACAAGAATTTTTTGAAGGTGTCTCAGATAGGACTATTGGCAAAATCCAGGCTCAGGTTTTAATAAGGAGAAGTTTTAATTGTTTATCACAAAGTCTAAAATATTCAATAATCCGAATTAGGTTAGAAAACCATATAGATAATAAAGATGCTATATTGGACAAGGTTAGACGATTAGTGGATAATGAGTTCTCAGAGCTTAGTGCTTTTTACTCTAACTTTATGTGTGATGAAAAACCTATTGGTGATATTGTAAAAGATGAAGATGCTGAGATAATCAAAGAATTCATAGTAGAACAGATATATATACCGAAAGAGGAGTTCTCTTTATCAACCATGGACCAATCAGTATCAATATTTTTAAATGGTATAAAATTAGAATATATTAAGAGCTTATGAGAAAGTTAGTTGTTATTATTGACCCAGCACATGGCATTGATGTAAAAGGTAAACAATCCCCAGATGGCAGCCATAAAGAGTACCAATGGAGTAGAAAAGTATGCAACCTGTTATCAAATTCATTAAAAAATAATAATTTTAGAGTTGAATATACTAATACTCTAGAAACTGAAATTGGTCTTTCAAAGAGAAAAGAAATTGCAAATAATATAAAATCAAGTCCAGATGAAGTAAAATTTCTAATAAGCTTGCATAATAATGCAGCTGGGGATGGTACTTCTTGGAAAAATGCTAGAGGATTTGAAATATATACTTCTAAAGGTCAAACTAGGTCTGATAAATTTGCAGATGTAATAATGAAAAACCTAAAATCGGATTTTCCATCTTCAAAAGGGTATAAAGTAAGAACTGATACTACAGATGGCGATTTGGATAAAGAGGCTTCATTTACGGTATTATTAGGAAATTATTCAGCAGTATTAATAGAATGGTTATTCCAAGATAATGAAGAAGATTTAAAATTACTGAATAGTAATGATGTAAATTTGGCTTTAGTAAATTCTATAACTAAATCCCTAATTTATATAGATGACAATTTAAGTTCTATAATATAACCAAGCCATAACCATGTTGAGTTGGTTATTTCTGGGCCTTAGCTAGGAGACTAATATTACCTCTTAACTAAGGCCCTTTTTTTATGGTTTAAATTCTGTTTTAGCATCTTCTAAAGCTTTCTTTATGTTTTTTCTAGCTTTAGATATTATGGATTGACTTTTTTTATCTCTTGGGAGGTCAAAGAAATCTATTAAGTGAAGTGTAGATAATTTGCCCCGTGATTCCTTGATTTTATCCTCAAACCATTTGGGAGGGTCCAATTCAGTTACAAATATCAAATATTCATCAGGAGTAAGTTTAGTTTTCATATATTCATGAAACCTTATAGATAAGTCTTCATTATAAGATACCTCATCAGAATCATCTAAATATTCTTTGTTACCATTAATATCCATTAATTCATCTAAGGAGGTAAGTTCTTGGTTAAATTGGCATTGCCCATTATAGGCAGTCCTAAGTAATTTATTCCTATAAGTTTTAAGTGAAGATAATAAATTAGCTTTTAACCTCTCCTCCTCATATTTGTTTTTATATTTATTAAATACATATAGAAATTTGTCCCAGAAGTAACTTTCTAATATATCTTGGGATATATTGAATCTCCTTGGGTCAATATTTCTAGATAAGCTTTTTACTAAGGGTTTACAAGTATTATATAATCTTATAAATAGGTCTTCATCATAATCATTAAATTCTTTAACCCTGTGAATTTCACAGCCATTAGTTCCTCTATATCCCATAATGCTCAATGTTTTATTATAATTCTAGTAATGCAAATATAATAATAAATTTCATTCGGTAGTAGAATTATAATAAACTTTTTCACAGTAAGTGTTTTTTGTGTTATTAAGGTAATTAAATTATAATACTTTCAAGTACTCTTAGATAGATGTAATCAACATATAGTAACTCCTATGTCTACGAAAAACCTTAAAAAAATTAACAAGTACAACAATGGCAATAAATTTTCATTTACCATTGAATTTCAATTAGAAGTATTAAGATATTTAATACAGTGTAAAGAGTCACCATTGGTTATTTCTAAAGTAAAACCTGGATATTTTATATTGATAGAACATGCCTTAATAATGGAGGCTTTATTAAAGTTTTTTAGGAAATACTCTAAAATACCTAGTAAACCACTTCTTATAGAGACTTGTAAAGTTTTATTAGAGGGTAAAGATTATGTAGATTTAGTAATACAAGATGATATACCTAAAATAAATAATATAATAAAACAGCTATATGAGGTAGCTTTAAAAGATAGTGATGTAATCAGAGACCAAATATATAAGTTCATAGCTTATGTTGAAATAAAGTCACTAAATGAATCAATGGATTTTTCTAATTTTAGCTTGTATGAAAACTATCAGAATAAAATTTCAAGTATAATAAGGAACAGTAAACCACAAAAAGAAGAAGAACCATTATTAATGGTGGGGGGTACAATTAAGAGACAATTAATGAGAAAAATAGACCCAGATGTTATACCTACACCATATTGGCAATTAAATAACCTATCAAATGGTAGTGGGTATTCAAAAGGCAGTATATTTGTTATATTGGATAAACCAAAAGCCAAAAAAACTTTTTCATTAATCAATATATCTAGAGGTTACCTTTCCATGAAAAAGAATGTATTATATATAGATACTGAAAATGGTAAAAACCAAATCATGGAACGTATGGTACAATCCACTTTGAATAAAACCCGTAAAGATATATTATATGGTTCCTATGATAAATTGGAGCAAAGACACATGAGAAAATATAAAAGGTTAGGGGTGGAGTTTATTGTTGAAAGGGTAGCAGCTCTAGTAGATAACACCAATACCATTAAAAGTATAATACAAAAAGTAGAAGCTAACCTTGGTATAAAAATTCAAGTATTAATATTAGATTATGCAGCTAAATTAGCTTCATTAACTGGTGATAAAGACGATGTTTCTCGTATAAATAATGTATATATAGAATTAGATAATTTGGCAAAAGATATGGGTATAGAGGCAATTTGGACTGCTCAACATGTTACTAGAGAAGGTAGTAAACATAAATCCACTAGATATGAAGATATAGATATTGCCTCAGCTATATCCATTATAAGAAATGCACAATGTATAATTGGTTTAAATTCAACTGAAGAAGAAGAATCCAATAATATACAAAGGATGGAAGTAGTGGTCCAACGAGATGGAAAATCTTCAGGCAGGTGTTTATTTAATATTGATTTAGATAGACAAAGGTGGAAGGAATTTTCAAAAGAGGCTCGTAAAAAATATGATGAAACCGTGGGTAATATAGTAGATTCATTGATTAAAAAAGAATCTAAGAAAAGGGTCATGAACCCAGTTGCTAATAAAGATAAATCACAACATAGAGGTGGAGATATATAATTATGGCAAACCTAACTCCAAATTTTAAAGGCAAATTAAAAAGGTACTTCGAGAAAAAGATAGGGGCTAAAACTTATAGGCATGGTTGGGATAAATCTAGGTGCCCATATTGTGGTAAAGAAGGAAAATTTGGTATAAACCTTTCAAAAAATAGGTGTAATTGTTTTAGGTGCGGAGAACACCCATCACCTTTGCAATTAGTTATGTATCTTGAGAAAGTGGATACTTATGCAGAAGCTTATAAGATATTAGAAAACTCAGAATATGATGGGTATGTATTTAAAGAAGAGCATCTAGAGCTTAAAAATAAAAAACCTATTTATCTCCCAGATGGTTTTAAATCTATTTTACTAGGAAATTCTACCTTGGCTAAATCTGCCAGAAATTATGTAAAAAAAAGGGGCTTTGATATTTATCAAGTTGCAAAATCCGGTTGGGGTTATGGTACTAAAGATAAATATTTCGGGTACCTTATAATACCGTTTCATGAGCATGGTCAATTAGTATATTATAATGCTAGATTATTTATGGGCTCAGGTCCTAAATATAATAACCCAGATAGTTCAGTTACTGGGTTAGGTAAATCATTTATAATATATAATAAAGATGCCTTATATATGTATAGAACTGTATATTTGTGTGAGGGAGCCATAAATGCTGAAACCATTGGTATCAGAGGAATTGCCTCAGGAGGGAAGGCTATATCCAGATACCAGATTAATGAAATTATAAAATCACCAGTAGAAAAGGTAGTAATACTTTTTGACCCAGATGCCAAAGATAGGGCAATTGATTTAGCTCTAAAATTAGTAAACTATAAAAAGGTAAAAGTAGTATATTTACCAGAAGGTGAAGATGTTAATTCAATAGGGAAAAAAGCTACTATGAAATATGTATATTCAATACATTATCAGGATTACACTGAACTTTTAGAATTAAAAAACCAATTAAATATTAAACTATGAGCTCATTTAAAGAATTTTATTTAAAGCTATTTGCCACTTGGTTATTCTTTATGGTATGTTTATCCATAACGGTATTATGTGGGTATATATTATACTTATTAATGAATATACCAGGGATATGGGGATTAATATTATCGGTTATATTTATATTTGTTATATTGGTAATCTGTTTAGTGTTATTTAGTAATACTAAAGTTAGTTGTTATTTAAATAAAATACTGAGATGGTAAGAATTAAAAGAGATCCTGGTATTCATATCACTAAAAGTAGGTTTATAGAGATATGGAAATCTTTAAGTAATACACCTTTACCAAAGGAATTTTTAGATTCTTTTTTCAAGAAGGCCAGAGAAAATACCCAAGATAACAGGTCATTATATATATCTAATAAAAAACAACAAGATAAAGCTTCTTCTAGAATCCGCTCTTCTATAAGTGATGCAAATTTATTAGCCGATATTATTTACTCTAATAGGGTAAAATTAAAGCATATAGGTGTCACTAAAATAAAACAAAATGAACCTCAATGGATACAGATAAAAGAATTGGTACCTATAATAAATAATTTCTGTAGTACACATCGTTTCCAAAAAAGAAAAGGGTACCTTGAATTCATAGAGATAGGTTTCAAATTATTATCCCAAACTAATAGGCCCAATTATCAATATTGCTCATCTTGGTTTATCAAAAATGCCAGTACCATTATAAGTTATTATGATAGTTTAAAATCATTAAATGGTGATAACAATCCAGTAGGTACCAGAGAAATATATAGTATATATACAAATAAAGTATTAGAAATGGTTGGAGTAAGTAATAACTATAAATCTCAACCTGATAAATATATATACTTTCTAAGGGCACGTGAAATGGCAGATAATATTGGGGTAGATTATGAAGATTTTATAAATGCCCAATTTGAGGCTTTAGAATTTTGTAATGGTATACCTAATATTGAGGACCTATCAAATGAAAAAGCTAACCAAAGATTGGTTAGGTACCTATCAAACCATAATTTAAATATAAACTATCAAAAACCTACTTTGGTTGAAAATTTCGATTGGAATGATTTTAAAAAGTAAATAACATGGAAAAGAAAAGAAAAATGACCATTACCATAGATAATGGCAATATGTGTAGTTTAGAGGGTCCACTATTGGTATCCTCTAAATTGTTTGAAATGTATAAGGTTAAGCACCCAAATGCTTGGCATATCCAAATGTACCAAAAAGGTAAATACAAATGGGATGGTTTTATAAAATATATCTCAGAATCAGGTAGGTTTAGAATAGGATTATTACCCAAAATTTATAAATCAATAATAGATATGGGTATTTCAGTTAATATTATAGATAAAAGGAACCAAAAAGATGTCATTCCAGTGATTCCAGATATACTAGGTGATAAACAATTATACCCAAGACAAAAGGTAGCTCTTAAAAACCTTTTAAATAATAAAGTGGGGAATATACCTTTTAGAATCTGTGTAGGAGATTTTTCAGTAGGATTTGGGAAAAGCATTTTGTTCGCTTCAATTCATGAGAGTTTTCAGAGAAAATTAAAAACTATATTATTGCTCAGTGATTCCAACCTGTTTAACCAATTTAAAAAAGAGTTTCCACCAATGTTACCTGATGAAGATATAAAATTTATACAGGGTAATAATATAACCTTTGGTAATTTCAATGTAGCAATGGTACAATCCTTATCTAGGAATATAAAATCATATTCTTATAGCTTATCACAAATGGATATTGTTTTAATAGATGAGGCAGATATTATAGATAATAAAACCTATAAAACCATAATAGAGCATTTATATAATGCCAATATTAGAATAGGTTTAAGTGGTACAATATATATGAGTAACCTAAAAAAAGATATGGTTCACAATCTAAATATTATGTCATTTATAGGTGATAAGGTAGATGAGGTTAGGTTACATGAACAAATTTCTTCGGGTAATGCCACTAGGGTAATAGTTAAAATGATTCCTGCTCAATTTAAAAATTATACGGGTGTAAAGGGTCCTCTAGACTACCCAGAAGAATATAGAAATATTATTATTAATAATATAGGAGCTTACAAGTTATCTTTTACTAGAACTTTATTTAATGCTACCTATAATAGGTTCCCAATGATTATTGTATGTAAATTCATTGACCATTGTGAAAAGTTATATGAATATTATAGAGAGCAAAATATAAAAGGCAATTATGGTTGGAAAATAGAATATGTCCATCATCAAACTAAAAATAGGGATAAAATTTTACAAAGGTTCCGAGATGGTGAAATTGATATTTTAATATCTACCCTAATAATATCAAGAGGCCAGAATTTCCCAAGGTTGCAATATTTACAAAACATTGCCTCAATGGACTCCAGAGAAAAATCAATCCAAATATTAGGCCGATTAGTTAGGAAATACCAAGGTAAAAATAAAACCTACTTAGATGATTTTATTTTTCCAGGTCAGTATTTAAAAAGACATGGTAATCATAGGAAAGTATATTA